GACCTACCATTCCCAGCCCGTAACACCGTAACGATCAACAACTTAAAAAATGGCAGCGAAAAAACAGAAAACCGTCCGGGTCATCGCGGCTGAATTAGGCATGTCGCTGGGGCAAATCAACGAGGCTAAAAAGGCTGGAATTGATGCCCACGACGTGAAAGGACTACGTAAATTCAAGGCCGGAATCCCCCCACGCGTCGATTCCCGGTCGGAGTATTCCGCGCCATCGAAACCGGGGCCATCCTCCGAGATGACGCTGGATGAAATCGAGCGGGCGCTGATGGCAAAGGGAATCTCGGTCGCGGAAGCCACCACACTCAAGCGACAGCTAGAAGGTCTGAAACTTGCCGCCGCCGTGCGCAAGGAAATGAATCAATTACTATCCCGCGATGAGGTTGGGCAACGAGACATCCGAATCGGTGCCGCCGTCTCCGCAGCCCTCCGCGTGATGGAGTCCGAAATTCCCCAGCTTTGCCTTGGTCTGCCGCTTGAGCGAAGCCGGCCACTCGTCAAAGAGCGGATCCGTGCAATTCAGGGACAACTGGCAGATGGGCTTTCTCAATTCTGGGCAGAGCATCCCGAGCAATGAGCGCAGAATTCCGCACCGCCGTCTCCCCCCCCTCCGATCTCCACCCGGCGCAATGGGCGGCGTTGCATGTCCCCGTCGAAAACTCGGAACGCTCAGGCATGTTCGACCCGTCGCAAACCCGGTGGTTGGTCAAGCCAATGGGTTGCATGGGCGACTATGTGACCCGCCACATGGTGATGCTATTTCCGACCGGCGCGGGCAAGTCCACGTTTTTCGAGGCGATCACATGTTGGATCGTCTCCGAGTCCCCCGGCTCCACACTCTACGCATCGCAGACGGACTCCGACGCGCAGCTATGGGCTGAAACCCGACTCATTAAATCACTCCGTGGATGCGAACCGATCAAGCCGCTGTGGCCGTCGCAACTCCGAAACTCCGTGCGGAAGGATGCCATTGTTTGGCCGCACATGTTCCAACTTTTCGGCGGGGCGAACATGAGCAACTTCCAAGAAAAATCCATTACCTTTGGACTCGGGGACGAGGCATGGAAATGGAAGCACGGCATGGTGCGCGAGTGGCTCGGGCGATCTCACAACCGCGAAAACCGGAAGTTCGTTCTAGCATCCCAAGCGGGTGAAATCGCCACCGAGGACGGCATCGGTCAAACCTCAGAACTCCACCTGGAGCACGATAAATGCCGCAAGTGGGATTTCGCATGGCAATGCCCTTCCTGCGGATCCGTTCACCCGTTCAAATTTGAACAGCTCGCATGGGACGAAATCAAGCGCGAGAACGGCACACCCGATGACCAGGCGACCGCCGACACCGTGCGCCGGATCTGCCAGAATAAGGATTGCAAAGCGGAGTTTGCCGACACGCCTGCGAACCGCCGAATGCTGCATGACTCCTACCAGGAGAACGACGGATATTTACTGACTGACGACAACGGACTGCGCGGCTACGAGGGCTTCCACCTCGACGCCGGCGGGATCTGGTGGATCCCATGGGCGGAAGATGTGCTGCAAAAAATCGTCGCTGACCGACAGATGGCGATTGGCGATCACACCCAGCTCAAGCAGTGGTTCCAGAAGCGGCGGGCTATCGGATGGAACGAATCCCAAGGCGCGAAAACAATCACGATCCGGCAATCCGGCTACACCCGCTCCGACTACGAGGAAGCGCGGAAAATCAACAACGAAAAGATGCGATTCTGCACCATTGATGCGGGCGGTGATCACTTCTGGCTGGCAATCCGCGCATGGGCAGAGGGTGGCGATTCAAGGTTGCTCTATTGCGGCTATGAACCATCCGAGGCGCAATGCGAGGAAAAGCGGCTCATGTATGGCGTCTTACCGGATCTGACATTTCTCGATGTGGGATTCGATCAAGAACGCATGGCCGGCATTATAACGACCTACGGCTGGCAAGGTATCAAGGGCGATGGTAACCGGAAGAGCGGATGGGAATGGGAGATCAAAGCCGGACCAAAACGCGGGCAAAAAGAAACCCGACTCTATTCCCGGCCATGGCACGCGAAGGCGAAAAACGGAGCACGGGCGAAGTGCTGGCACGTCTCAACCACGCAACTCCAATACATCCTGCAACGCCTCATCGACGGGCAGGGCGCGGAATGGCTAGCCTATGACGACGCCCCACCGGCCTACGCGAAACAACTCAACGGCGAGCGATTAATGACGAAAAAAGACGCCCGTGGGCGCGATGTGGAGGAGTGGACACGCGTCGGGGCTAACCATTTTAGAGACACGGAGGTCTATTCTCTCGCCGCCGCGCTGATGTATCGGGTGTTCGCTCCGGTTGTGGATTGACCGATCCGCCCAGCCCGGTTAGGTGCATGCATGGTAAGCACAAAAGAATCGAAGCCCCCAACCCTCGCCGCAATTGCGGAGTCACTGGGAATCCCCAGGTGGAGAGCGAACCAGTTCCAAGCTCAGGGTATGCCGACTGATTCCGTTGAATCGGCTCGGGCATGGTGTGAATCCAAAGCGATGAAGTTTTACGAGTAACACCCATGCAGTCAATATCCCCGCCGGTTCATTCCGAGCGGGGATTTTTTATGCGCCTTTGACATTCGCGCCACGGTGGGGATTGCAAGCCCGTGAACGTTGTCAGCCTTGGAAATACCATTTACTCCGCCATTTACGGCGATGCTGCCGCCCAAGCCAAAATCCGGGGCGAATTATCGACGCTGGCCGTCCTGATTACCACTGACCCCAACGCATCCGCCCGCGTCACAAGCGCGACCGTGAACGGGCAAACGTTCTCCTCGCAAAGTGCGATGACGAATTTACAGCGTCTCGCCCTTCTGCGCCATGTCGTCGCCTGCATTGATCGCGGAGGCCCGATCTCCACCACCCAGATTCCAACGTTCTAACCATGGCCATCCTCAACGAATTCGGGCAACCCTACACCTTCGCGCATGCCGCCGACCGATCCAATCGGCGTGGCCCGCAGCACCAGGTGAGGAATGATGACATCGACAAGCTGATTCCGTCGCATGACCGCAGGACGCTTTGCAGCCTGTCAAATCGGCTGTTCATGAATATGGGCGTGCCTCGCGCATGTATCCTCCAAAAAGCGGATTTCGCCACGGGTGAGGCATGGATTCCATCCTACATCGGGCCTGACGCAGACGCCGGGAAAGCCATCTCAAAATTCATGGCGGATGTTTGGTATCCTCAATGCGACACACGCGGTGGGATCTTCGATTGGTGGAAAATGCTGGAGCTTTCCAGCGTCTCAATCGACCGCGACGGCGAGATTTTCTGGCTGATGGTCAAGGGTGATGATGGGTTTCCCCGGATTCAGCTCATCCCCTCGCATCGATGTTATTCGGCCCACTCAAGCGACGGGATCGTCGCAGATGAGGGACCGTTTAAAGGCTACCGCATCAACGACGGAATCATCTACTACCGCAGCGGTCGCCCCGCCGGCTACCGCTTCAACGTTGGCACGATGGGAAGCCCAGTCTTCAAGGATGTTCCCGCCGCCGAGGTGATCCATCTTTTTGACCCGACGCACTGCGAACAGGGGCGCGGACTCCCAGCCTTCACTCATGCGCTGGAGTCGCTGAAAATGTCGCTTTTCTCGACCGAGGACGAGCGGATACGCCAGCAAATCATCTCCCGGCTCCACCTAACGATTTTCAACGACAGCGGCGGTCCCGATTTAGACGACCCAGTCAACAGCCTGGCAGGCGAGGCTTCGTTAGAATCCGGATTCTCAAGCAAGGCATTCCCCGGCGGCGTGATGTATCTCCCTGCCGAGGGCAATCAGCGCATCGAGCAGATCAAGCACGACAACCCCGGCCCGATTTGGGATTCTTTCCAAGACCGCATCGTGCGTGACGCCGTGATTTCCGTCTGGTCTTACTCCGTCTGGAAGGGCGCAGGCCAAGGCACCGCAGAACGTGGCGAGGTTCTCAAATGCCGCCGATTCGTCACCAAGCGTCAAGGTCAACTCTGGTATGGTGCCAAGCGTGCGTTCGCATGGGCTTATTCGGTCTTCGCGGAGTCTGGCAGATTCGCCCCACTGAAAAACCCGACCGCATGGAGCTTTTCCTATCCGCCACGACTAACCGTTGACGATGGCCGGGAATCAAAAATGGAACTCGATGAACTGGTCACCGGATCGCGCAACCTGGGCGAAGTGCTCGGCGCTCGTGGGCTAACCGAGGATGAATTTCTCGACCAACGCGCTCGCTCGGTGTGGCTGCGTAAATACAAAGCCAAGAGCATTTCCGATGAACTCAACGCCAAGCACGGCGCGGAAATCACCGTGGAGCCGCGTGAAATGTTCATGCAGACCGCAAACGAGATGGGCGAACAATCCGAAAAGGAGGCGCCTGAACCCCCAACCACTCAAAACGATGAACCTGATTCAGACTGAAAATAAAGCAGGCAAGGTCAAACTGACTGACGCAATCATGCCTTGGTCCGTTGAAAAACTAACCGAGGACATCGGCAAACTTTTCGGCGCAAAAGCCGCAGCAGAGGGCGCGGACTTCGGCGCGATCACGAATTGCGCGGAGAACGCCGTGGATACGCTCGAAATCGAGATCAACAGCCCCGGCGGCAGCATTTTTGATGGTTACAACATTTACAATGAGATCATATCTCTGCGTGAGCGTGGCGTTGTCGTGACCGCAACCGTCACCGGGATGGCTGCTTCGATGGCGAGCGTGATTTGCATGGCGTGTGATGTGGTCCGTATGGTGCCGCACGGCAAAATGATGATCCATGAGGCATCGCAAGGAGTCCGTGGTAATGCCGAGGAACTCCGCAAAGCCGCCGACCTGCTTGATGGGCTTTCTAGCGACATCGCTCAGATCTACGCGAACCGCACCGGCAAGCCGCTGGAAGAAATGCGCACGATGATGAAGGTAGAAACTTGGATGACTGCCAAGCAAGCGGTCGACCTTGGCTTCGCAAACGAGGTATTTGACATTCGCGGGGCAAAGCCGAAAGCAGAGTCCATGAGCATTCTCTCAAAGCTATTTCCCGGCAACGATGAGGTTTCCAAGCTGGAAGCGTCTTTCGCTGAAAACGATTCCCTCCGCAACGACCTGACCACCGCGCAAGCTCGCATCACCGAGTTGACGGGACTGGTAGAAGCTAACGCATCGCTACAGGGCGAGGTTTCCGCGCTCACTACCGCCAAGGCCGATCTTGACGCCGCGCTTGTGACCGCATCCGCTGAACTCGCCGCGAAGGATCTGGAAATCGAAGCTTCCAAAGCATCCGCCGGCCAACTCGCCACACAGACGCTGGCATCTATCGGGCAACCTGAGCCGCTCAACATCGAACAGGGCAACAACACCCCGACCGACCTTCTCACGCAATACGAGGCACTTAAGGGTGCCGACAAACGCAACTTCCTCGCCAAGCACGCAGTCGAAATCCGTCAACT